TCCGGGCTGTAGACACTGTAGTCACCCTGTAGTCACCCCCGGGTGACTACACAAAGACGCAGGTCAGAGGCCCTTTTCGGGCGATGTAGTCATGTAGTCACCCTATTTCTGGAAAGGAATGGGGAAGTACCCCGACAGGAGTTGCAACTGTTGGGGTGACTACGTGACTACAACCCGGGGTTTTGCCGGTCTGACCTGCGGTTTTGTGTAGTAAGGCGGGGGGGTGACTACAGCCCTGACTACAGTCCGCGGTACCGGCACAACCCTCAACCTGTACTTGAGAGTTCGGGTGAGGGCCCGGGAGTTGCACGCCGGGTCTGGCTCGGGGCCGCCCTCGCGCACAGTGTGGCATGTGATGCACCAGATTGCGTGAGATGCGCGAGTCGCGCGTGTTGAGGGTGTTACGCCCGATACAGTTCCCTCGATCGCTTACCCGTCCTACCTAGGGACCCACATGAGCCAGAGTGAGAAGGCCGCCTACTTCCAGGCCCTGAAGAAGTCGGGCGTCGACTTCCCCAAGCACTACCGGGAGTACACGACCGAGGAGCTGAAGGACGCCTACGAGCGGCTCGTCGAAGCCGACCCGACCGCGGTCCGGATCCCGGCCGAGCAGCCGGCCGACGCGCAGCAGCCGCTGTTCGAGATGACCCCGGCCGACGTCGGGGAGCCCGAGGACCCCGAGCTCGACGCCGCGGCCTCCTCGTTCTTCGGCCTGCAGAAGCCGGCGCCGACCGCCAAGCGGGACCCCGCCGAGCTGGCCGGGCAGCGGCAGAACTCCAAGGCCGAGGACGAGCCGATCCGGGTCGACCCGGAGACCGGCCGGGTCTGGTACCAGGAGGAGATCGCCAAGCCCGCCTACCCCAAGCCGCGCGGCCGCCGGGTCCTGACGTACGCCGACCCCGGCACCAAGACGCAGACCATCCAGCGCGGCGACTACATCGAGTCCTTCGAGGTGGCCGGCGACGAGGTCGGCCGCACCGCCGAGGTGAAGATCACGCTGCCCGCCTACCAGGTCGGCATCTACAAGGACCCCCGCTTCCCGTTCAAGGTGCACACCTACAACGGCATCGAGGGCTTCGACCTGTTCGACGTGCGCGACTACTACGGCGGCGGCGAGCTGGTGCCGCCGGAGGTCAAGAGGATCTACGTCGCGAACGTGCTCTGCTACGACATCCGCACCACAGTCCGTGCCATCAACGACGAGTACCGGCAGCTCCAGCTGCAGGGGAAGGCCTGAGCCATGACCGAGAACCACGAGACCGTCGAGTACTCCGAGCAGGACCAGGCGGACCTGTCGCGGCTGTACTCCAGCGACGAGGTCCCCTCCTTCCACCCGATCCTGCAGATCTGGCGCGAGGTGCTCAAGCCCGCGGCCGAGGAGGCGGGCACCAAGGTCACCCCGCAGTGGGCGAACCGGATCACCGCGGCCTACCGCGAGGTGGCCTTCGCCGACATGAACTACGTGCGCGACTCCTACTTCGGCAAGATCGCGGAGCTGGCGCACATCCTCGACCTCGAGATCGCCTCCGACGAGGACTGCCTGACCTACGGCACCCCGGAGGAGGACGCGGCCGAGAACGCCCACCACTACAAGAACCTCCTGCTGCAGTGGCAGCTGGCGGTCCTGGCGTGGGAGATGGCCTGGGAGACCACCGACGAGCACGCCGGCGCCGAGCTGGCCGCGATCTCCGAGGTCCACAAGATGTTCTTCTCCGACCAGGGCATCACCGCCTACCTCGAGACGATCCGCTTCGAGTTCACCGAGGACGACCAGCAGCAGCTGGCCGAGGCGCTCCTCGAATTCCGTGGGGAGGGCCGATGAGTGACCAGCCTGGAGAGCGCGTCGTCGACGCCCAGGGCTCGCAGGTGGTGGAGCTTCCCACGCACGGCGATGCTGCGTTTGCGTCTCTCATGGATGCGCTCGCGCCGGATGCGGAAGGAACGCCGGCTGGAGCGGGAGGAGCGCAGGCTCCGGCTGTACCGCCGGCTGGCGGCGGAGCAGATGCACCTGCTGCGCCGGCTGGAGCGGGAGCTCCACCCGTTGCTGGAGCCGGAGACGCTGGCGCCGGAACCGCCACTGGTGCTGCCGCCCCCACTCCCGGAGCCCCCGTCGCCGGAGGCACTGGATCAGCTGCTCCCGATACCGGAGCCGGAGCCGACGGAGCCGATGCCGGATCCGCTCCAGGAGATCGCCCAGCGACTTGGACTGCAGCCGCCGCCGACCTGACCCCGAAGTTCGGGGAGATGTCGACCGCGCTCGAGGAGCGGATGGTCCAGTTCCACCAGGGCCAGGCGCTCGACGAGGTACGCACCGAGCACGCCCAGTACTTCGAGGCTCTCGAGAAGCACCCCCGGCTGCTGATCGGACAGCAGGTGCCGGCCATCGGCAAGGACGGCATGGAGACGCTGCGCGACGCCGAGGACGCCAAGGACTGGCAGGACGCGGTCAAGTCGATCCTGGTCGACGAGGTCCGCTCCCGCGCGTCCAAGGCGATGGACGAGCAGGGCGACTTCCTGACCACGGTGCACGCCAGCATCGAGCTGTTCCAGAACAACACCGACCTGATCCCGGGCACCAAGGAGTTCGACGTCGAGCTGGCCAACCGGTTCGCCACCCTGGCCGAGCCGTACGAGCTCCGCGTCGACGGGAAGCTCCAGGGCTACACCATCCCGGTGCAGCCGATCGTCGCCCAGCTGCGGTCCCAGATCGTCGCTGAGCGGGCCAGGGCGGCGGCCGCAGCCCCGACGGCGGCTTCCCCCGCCGCCGGTGCAGCGGCCCCCGCCGCGGCCGCCCAGCGGCCCGTGGACCCGCCCCAGGCGGGCATCCCGTCCAAGGCCGGGGCCGGCGAGGCGGCCGAGGACTTCTCCACCCTGTTCGGCACCATCGGGCTGCCGGACTTCCGGATCTGAAGGGACCACACCATGTCGCACCTGGCACCGAGCCCGGCCCCCGGCACACCGCAGACCGCCTACAAGGCGTACGCGGTGACCGCCGCCGGCATCGTCATCCTGATCGCCTCCGCGTGGGTGCTCGACACCGGCGGCACCACGGCCAAGGAGTTCACCTCCTGGGTGATCCAGGCCGTCATCACCTCCGGTCTGCTCGGCGGGCTGACCTGGCTCGTCCCGAACGCGGCGAAGCGATGAAGGCCCGCATCGCGCACATCTCGATGCAGTCCACCGACTCGCCGTCCGCCCAGCGCGCGGACGCACGGCGGGTGTTCTCCCGGGCCCGGACCCGCGACTACGCGTGGATCACCGGCACCGAGGCGAACAGCAGCCTCAACGCCACGATCTTCCGCGAGGAGGCCGAGAAGGCGGGGCTCCGGTTCGTCCGGGGCGGCGACGTGTGGATCGCGATCCCCGAGGCGCGGGTGATCTCCTCCACCTTCGAGGACGAGTTCTACCCGGTGGTCACCGGCCGCGGCGGATCCAAGCCCGGCCCGCACTTCCCGACCCGCGGCGTGCTGCGCGCCACCTTCAAGGACCGGGTGCTCGGCCAGGTGACCGTGCTGGCCGGCCACTTCCAGACCAAGCGCACCTCGAAGGTCCGGCCCGCCGACAACGTGCACCTGACCGAGAAGGTCGGGGAGCTGGCCAAGCGGTTCGGCGGACCGGGCAAGGTCTGGTACGGCGGCGACCAGAACCTCACCGACCGGCTCGTCGACACGTTCAAGGGCCAGCCACTCACGTCCTGCTGGGACGAGCTGAAGCAGTGGCCCGGCACCGGCCACGACAACATCGACGTCATCGCCTCCTACGACGGTGACGCCGAGGTGAAGTGCATCAGCGGCCGGGTCTTCAACGACACGGACTTCCCGCTCAACACCGACCACTTCCTGCTCGAGGCCGAGTACGAGGTGGCCGCCCCGCACCGTCGCCCCATCACGACACCCAAGCCACCGGAGAAGACCGTGAAGCGCTTCGCCCCGCCCGCCCCCGACGTCGTCGGCGGCGTCCCGAACAAGCACTCCGGCACCGACAACAAGGACGGCGGCATCGACCGGGTGGTGATCCACTCCGCGGTCATCGCCTGCAAGCCCGGTGCCGCCCGGACCCTGGGCAAGATGAACCAGACCTCGAACACCGGGTCCTGGCACTACGCGGTCGACCCGGTCGAGAAGATCCAGTGCAGCTGGGACTCCTTCGTGTGCTGGCACGCGCCGCCGAACAAGCACAGCATCGGCATCGAGATGGCCGACTGGCCGACCCCGTGGCCCGCGGTGAAGCTCACCAAGGTGGTGCTGAACAAGGTCACCAAGTCCTGGCGCTGGCGGACCGCCGCGCACAGCGCGATGCTCCGCAACACCGCCGAGCTGGCCGCCGAGCTGTGCCTGGCCTACGACGTGCCGATCCGGTTCCTGAGCGTGGCCGACCTCAAGGCGGGGCACAAGGGCATCACCATCCACGCGAACGTGAGCAAGGCCTTCGGCCAGTCCACGCACTGGGACCCCGGCGCCTGGCCGCGCTTCCGCTTCATGCGGCTGGTGAAGGCACACGCCAAGAAGCTCCAACAGTCCTGAGGAGGACAGCATGGGCAACGTCTCTGAGCAGTTCCGCGGCTTCACCGGTCTCGAGGATCCCGACCCCGAGCTCGGCCTGGAGAACGCCAAGGGCGTCGAGGGTGGTGACCCGGTGGACACCGGCGACACCCTCGGCCTCGACGAGGTCGAGACCGACCACGTCGACGGCGGCGACTCCTACACCGACGAGGACGCCACCGCGGCCGAGCGGACCAAGGTCCGCACCGAGACCGGCGACCGCATCGAGCAGATCAAGGACGAGCGGGAGAGCCCGCGCGTCGACGGCGACACCCCGCCCACAGGCGAGGACGGCACCTTCGCCGACGTCCGCGAGGACGCCGAGCGGGAGGCCGAGGAGGCGCAGGCCGCCGACGCCGACGACGACACGGAGGAGAACGCGTGACCGCCGCACCGCAGCAGTCGATCGGGCCGGAGGAGATCGAGCACCGCTTCGGCTTCCACAAGGCCACGATCGAGGGCACCGAGGCGACCCTCCCCAAGCACCGCGACATGCGGCTGCTGTATCGGGAGTTCGCCGAGAAGCTCGACGAGATCCTGCCTCCGGGCCGGGCCAAGTCGGTCGCCTTCACCAACCTCGAGGACGCCAGCATGTGGTCCCACAAGGCGGTCGCGGAGACAGCGCCCGTCGTGACGGAGTAAGGCCAGGCTCGTGGCCACGTTCCCTGTCCACTACCGGCCGAGGCCGTACCAGCAGGAGCTCCACAAGATGTGGCGCACCAAGCGGTACGGCTTCGCGGTGCTGCCTCGGCAGTCGGGCAAGGACGTGGCCGCGAGCATGGAGCAGTGCGACGCACGGCTCCGCACGCCGAAGACCACCGGGGTCTACATCAGCCTGAACAACCCGATGATCCGCGACATCCTGTGGGACAAGACCTACCTGGACCCGGTCTCCAAGCAGTTCATCCGCGGCCTGGCCGACAACGTGCCCGCCGACCAGGTCGCCTGGAAGAACACGGTCATGGAGGGCCGGTTCAAGAACGAGTCCCGGCTCAAGCTGCAGGGCTACTTCCAGTCCGGCCAGGACACCTCCGGTGTCGGCACCGCGTTCCAGGACTACACGATCACCGAGCTGGCGCTGTTCTTCCGGGAGGACCCGATCCCCCGGCTGATGCCGATCCTCGACAACGAGAACGAACCGAAGCGGCTGATGGCCGTGAGCACGCCACGCGGGAAGCGGAAGAACCCGCTGTGGCTGGCGATGGAGTCGCTGCGCGGGAACCCGCAGGCGCAGATCATCATCCGCACCATCGACGACCTGAACGAGCAGATGAAGCGCGCCGGGCTGCCGCCGGTCCGCACCCAAGAGCAGCTCGAGATGACCCGCGAGGGTTACCGCAAGCGGTTCGGCAACGACCGCATGTTCGAGCAGGAGTACTACGTCTCCTTCGAGGAGATGGACGCGGCCGCCGTCTACGGCGAGGCGTACATGAAGATGGTGGCCGAGCAGCGGGTGCACATCTTCAACCTCAACGCCGGCCACCCCGTCTACGTCGCCTTCGACATCGGCTCCTCCGGGCAGCACAGCGACGCCACCGCGTGGGTGGCGTTCCAGTGGATCAACGGGCGGCTGTTCATCTACGACTGCGGCGAGGGCCACGGCAAGGCGCTGCCCGAGTACATCGACGTGCTGCAGACCAAGCACTACTTCAACCAGATCGCGCAGATCATCCTGCCCTGGGACGGCGAGCACCACGAGAAGGCGGTGAACACCACCCCGGCCGACATGATGCGGCAGCGGTTCCCGCGGGTCTCGGTGCTGGCCAAGTCGAACAAGGTCTACAAGATCCCCGGCTCCCGCCAGGGCGACTACGACATCATCACCGACATCCAGCAGTCCCGGCTCGCGCTCTACAACACGATCGTGCACGGCAACCTGAACGAAGGCGCCACCGACGTCGGCAACTGTCAGTGGTTCCTGGAGTGCCTGGAGAACTACAAGTACGAGTTCAACTCCAAGCTGCAGGTGTGGACCGACAAGCCGCTGCACGACAAGCACTCGAACATGATGGACGCCTACCGCTACGCGGTGCAGGCCACCAAGGAGCTGGACTTCTTCGGCGGCCAGTTCTTCGAGCAGGGCGGCACCCCGACCAAGAGCGTCGACTACGCCGAGGACTGGACGGGGGTGTGGGCCCGATGACGACACACTGGTCAGTAGACGGGGCGCTGCACCCCGGCCCCGTCGACGGGTGTGACCGATGCGAGGAGGACCGATGAGCGAGCAGATCCAGAGGGGACGCCGCAGCACCAAGGCGCCGGCCAAGAAGCGGGCCGTGATCGTCGTCGAGTTCGAGGTCCTCGAGGACGACCCGACCCCGTTCGACCAGCTCGTCGACGCGCTCGCCTCCGGGCTGGCGGCCCGCGGCCTGGACAGTCAGGTCAAGCACGCCTGGGGCGCGATCGACACCGCCGCCGAGGGCATCATCACCGTGATCCGGGAGTGGCGAACGTGAAGACCGTGACCATCCGCCAGGCGCTGCAGCAGGTGGCCGACTACCCGATGATGCTCGACGACGACCTGCTGTCCAAGCCGGTCTACGAGCTGGTGTCCCGCTCGCTGTACGACATCGCCAACCGGCCCGACGCGAACGTGCGCGGATCCATGGCGCGGGCGAACAAGGCGAGGAAGATGATCCTGGACCGGCTCGTCGGCAAGCGCCGCGCCGGCTCCCACCCCGCCACCCGCGAGGTGGTGCAGATCGACTTCATCGACCTGACCGGAGGCGAGACCGATGCGGTTCCCATCGACCCCGAGGCGTGAGCGGCAGTGGCTGCTCGACGCACTCGTGCTGCTGCTCGCCGTCCCCGGGTTCACCTACCTGCTGTACCTGTTCGTGTCCGTCGTCTTTCTAGGGGAGTCGAGCGCATGTCCGCAGAACTTGTGCCAGTGATCCGGAAGTTCCGCCGCGCCGTCCCCGACACGCACCGCACCAGCCTGGACACCCGCATCGTGTGGCTGTGGCACCAGCGGTTCGGCACCGTGCAGACGGTGTGGAAGGACTCCAAGGACATCCTCGACCACACGGCCGCCACGCTGGTGCTGCAGGCCATCATGGGCAAGGACCTCGACTCCATCCAGCAGCTGTTCCAGCGGCTCGAGGGCGGCAGCCTGCTCGACGACGAGATCCAGGCCAAGGCCGAGGAGCAGATGCGGGTCTAGTCGTCGGGCTGCCGGGCGGTGGTTTCCCCGCGGACCGCGGCGAGCGAGGTCCGGCGCTCCCGCCTGGCCCGACGCTTCCACAGCCCGGCAGCCTGCGGACGGGAACATACCGCACACCGGCAGCCGGCGGAATGCTCCAGCGTCTGGTCATCTGGACGGGTCTCCGGCATCACCCGGTCGGCCTCGTCGACGAGCTCCAGCGGCAGGAACCAGCGGCCGTGGAAGCGCACCGCCCGCGGGTCGTCCGGCTTGCGGACGTCGTAGGTCCGCTGCTCCGGGGGCAGCGGACGGTACCGGTGGTAGTCGGCGTACACCCGGGTGCCGTCCTCGAGCACCCGCACCGGGCGGTGCGTCACGGGTACAGCGTCCCCTCCTGGTACTCCGCCCACAGCGTGAGCGTCATCGGCCGGTGCCGGCGGATGTAGTAGCCGGGCCGCACCCGGTACGCGTTGGTCACCTTGCGGCCCGCGATGTAGGTCATGTACGGCTTGCCGAAGTAGAACCGCAGCGCCTGGTTGATCTTGCGCAGGTCGGGGGCGGCGGTGCCGCCGGCCTCCATCAGCTCGGCCACCCGGATCCCGGTGGCCCACTCATAGATCATCACCGCGCTGACCCGGTGACCGTGGTTCGGCGTGAGGTTGCGCAGGAACTTGCGGACCTCCCGCTCCCACTGCACCAGGTGCGGGTTCTCGCGGACCAGGTACTTGTCCTTCGTGAGAGGCATCTTGGCTCTCTCGTTATCCGGAAGGACCAGCTGGTCGAGGCGGTCGGACGCCGCCGCGTCGCGGGCCGTGGACGGCACGCGACGCCGGTCCGCTGTGTCCTTGTCGAATCTCCTCTTGAGGACCTTCTCCACCTCGGTCAGGAGGCTGCTCTCGGCTGGTTCCATGACCGAATCATCCCACGTAAAAAAGAGGAGGAACCGCAGCGAATGGCTGCGATTCCTCCTCTATCCCGTCCTGCCTCGACGCGCGGGTCTTCAGGCTGCTGCGGTACTCACGGCTGCGCCGGCTGGTACTTGCCGACGTTCTCCACGATCTTGTCGGCCTCGGCGTTGTCGAGCCCGACCTGGAGCGCGCGGTCCCGCAGCTTGTCCTCCCAGTCCGGGATCTGCGCCTGGCTCATCTGGCTGCCGATCGCGAACAGGGTGACGTTCCGCTTCCCCGCGGGGATCGGCTTCGCCAGGTCGGACAGGATCTCGTCGTGCATCATCAGTACCTCCATGTCATCTGCGTTGGCGAGGACCGTCTCGATCCTCTTGGTGACTGCGGCGACCTTCTGCTCCCGGTGGAGCAGCAGCTCGCGCAGGTGCTGCGGCAGCGGCACCGCGTCGCGGCGGTTCCACCGCTGCTGCTTGTGGTGGTAGACGCACCCGGTCGCCCGGATGTCGACACCCTGCTCGATGCCGATCCGGTCGGCCAGCAGCGCGTAGCCCCTCTCGTCGTCCCACTTCTCGTCGACGGTGTAGAACAGGTGGTAGCCGTCGCCGCTCTTGCTGGTCTCAGCCAGCGTGGGCGGCAGCGCACCGAGCCGCTTCGCGTGCTCGAGCCCGCCGTTCTTCCCGTCGATGTCGATGCACACCAGGGCCACCGACCGCATCACGAACGCGAACGTCCACCGGTCGTGCTCGTACCCGTAGATCACGCGGCGCTCGTTGAACTCGCCGCGCAGGTAGCGAGGCATGAAGCCCTCGCCACCGTCCTTGCCGGCCAGACCCCAGCCCGGCTGAGTCCGCCCGTCCGGCCAGGTCTTCACCAGAGCCAGGCCCTTCGGACCCTCCTGCTCGTTGAACTCGTTCGGCACCGCGACGTCGTAGTCGTAGGTGTCAGTCCTCCACCAAGGCGTCGAGGAGTGCTGCATCTTCGTCGGTTCCCTTCAATGAGTCGATGAACGCGTCCGCCTCCTGCTTGAAGGAGGTGACCACTCGGACCTTGCGCACCGTCCCGTTGATCCGGACGGACTTGCGCTCGGTGTTGACCAGCGGCTGGAACAGCGCCTGCACGTCGGGGTCAGCCCACGTGCCGAGGTCGTTCTCCTTCACCCGCCAGGACTGGAACTTCTTGACCATGTCCCCCATCTGCTCGCCCAGCAGCCCGATCGCCCCGAGCGGGTCGGTCTCCTCCAGGTTCTTGAGGAACTGCAGGCCGATCGAGTTGGAGTACATCTGCTCCAGCTGCAGCTCGATCGCGTGCCGGGTCGGGCGCAGCGCCTGGGCGACCGCGTCCTCCGTCACGTAGTGATCCAGCAGCAGCGACAGCAGCGCGCCCAGCGACTGCCCGTCCAGCATCTCCCGCTCGAACCTGTGGTTCAGGTCGTAGACGTTCGGGAACTGGAACCGGACCAGCCGGCGCTGCAGCGCGTTGGACTTGTCCCCGGTCTTCGGCTCCCGGTTCAACCCCTCGATGAACAGCGCGTTGGTCTGCACCAACGTCGGGGTCGACTCGTAGAGCCTGCGGACCGCGACCGGCTCGCCGGCCACCAGTGACTTCTCCGTGCCGGAGTCCTTCACGTACTCGGCGCGGCCGTCGTAGATGAGGTTCAGCAGCTTCCCGTTCAGGTCCAGGACCACGGGGCTCTGCTCGGACATCGCCTGCCGGGACACGTTGCTCACGTTCTCCCGACCGAACAGTCCCTGCAACATCTTCAGCAGCACGGACTTCCCGTTGCGGCCCTCGCCCAGCAGCAGCACGTACTTCACCGCCGACCAGCCCGGCGCCAGGCTGGTAGCCAGGTGCCGGAGCAGTGAGTGCGCGTCCTCCTCGGACCCGACCCACTCCGCGATCACGTCGAAGACCCGAGCCTTCGCCGCCACGTCCTCGTTGAGCAGCGGCAGCACCGTGTTCGGCCGGAAGTCTCCGGTCACGGTGGTCAGCTGCCCCTCGCTGTCCAGCTCACGCAGCCCCGCCGGCGTCCGCACCAGCAGCGAGGACACCGTCTTCTCCTGCTGGATGCAGGTCTGCGCCACCATGAAGTCGAAGCTCGACAGCTCGCTGTCGGTCCCGAACAGGGTGTCGAACTGTGCCGCGGCCAGCCGTCTGATCTGGTCTCGACTCATCGGGAGCCAGATAGTACGGTCGATGTCCGGCGGGACGGATGTCTCCAACGTTTCGTAGTCAGCCGGGACGTAGGTGACACTGCGGTAGCGCACCAGGTTGAGCCCTTGAGCAAGCTTGAAGGCTTCGTCGGCCAGCTGCTTCTTGGTCTTGAGCTCGAGCACTTGGTTCCTTCCTTCCTAGATGGCAGGCGGGACCGGTTACGCACCGGTCCCGCCTGTCGTGTCTCACGATCGCTGACCCTGGAGGATCTTGATCTTCTGGTTGATGCGGTCGATCTCCT